TTTAATTATTTTTAAAAAATATATGTACAATTCTGCTGTATGTGATAAGATGAACTTAGGTCAAACAAAATAAAAAAAATAGTGTCTAGGAGGACAAAGATTATGAAAAGTTTTTTAGTAATTTACACAACAAGAAAGAATGGCCCAGCATGTAAGGTAGTTTTAAATGCAAGAACAGAGGAAATAGCAATTGATATGGCGGAAGATTTTGCATATGATATAATCAGCATAGAAGAAATAGCTTAAAAATAAATAAATTTAGTGCCTAGGAGGGTATATTATGAAAAAGTTAGAAGCAATAAAAGCAGGTTATCAATTTACAGGAATGTACAAAAGGGATAAAGAAGAAGTACAGGCAGAGGTAAGGGAATTAAAGAAGCAGGGTTATAAAGCAGTAGTAGTAACAGAGCCAGACAGCCCATTATCCAGAGGCCCAAAAGGAACAGGTTATTCAGTATTTGCAGAACAAAAGTACCTAAGGGTAAAAGAACTACAGGATAATGAAAAACGGATGAGTTATATAGGTGAAAGAAAACGAATGGCACTTGATGAATACCAAAGAACCCTAAGGGAAATAGAGGATGACGAACAACAAATAAGGGAAGAAATAGAAAGATTAAGGAATTTACTTAATAAATAATAAAAAAGGGCATAAGCCCTTTTTTAGTGTGAAAGGAGGTACAACGTGGGTATAGCAAAGGCAGTATTTAGGTACAAACCCTTCTCTAAGAAACAAAAGCAGGCACTAACTTGGTGGATAGAACCCGAGTATGATAGTGAATCACAACTAATTAATGAAGGTTCACCTTTTTGGGATAAGGATGCACTGATAGCGGATGGGGCCGTACGCTCCGGTAAGACACTAACCTTGTCCCTGTCGTTTATACTCTGGGCGATGTCTGCATACAAATTTGCCAACTTTGGCTTATCTGGAAAAACTATAGGGAGCTTAAGAAGGAACGTAATCTTTACTCTTAAAATAATGATACAGCTAAGGGGATATAAGATAGAGGATAGGAAGACAGAGAACCTTCTAATAATAAGCAAAGATGGCGTAGAGAATTACTTCTATTTGTTTGGAGGCAAGGATGAGAAGTCACAGGATTTAGTACAAGGCTTTACAGCGGCAGGATTCTTTTTTGATGAAGTAGTGCTAATGCCTCAATCATTTGTTAATCAAGCAATAGCTAGATGTAGTGAAGAAGGCGCAAAGCTCTGGTTTAATTGCAACCCTGATGGGCCATTTCACTGGTTCAAAACAGAGTGGATAGATAAGCTCTTGGAAAAGAATGCACTAAGAATACACTTTGACTTAGATGATAATCCTTCATTGAGTGAAAAGGTTAAGGATACTTATAGGAGAAGATTTAGTGGCATATTCTATCAACGAATGATATTAGGTTTATGGGTAATAGCAGAGGGCATAATATATCCAGACTTTAACAAGGAAAAGCATTGCATTACTGAAGAGGAAGTGCCTGAATTAGATAATACAAAGAATGCAAGTGATTACGGTATAACTAATCCAATGGTGTTCTTAAAAGCAGGAATAAAGCAAATAAACGGAGAGCCTCACCTATTTATCCTAGATGAATACTATAATGATGGTAAAGGCTCACATGAAGGCAAAATAAAGACGGACTTACTATTCCTAGAGGAGTACAACAGTTTTAATAGTGAATCTCCTATAAAAAGGGAGCTAATAATTGACCCATCAGCAACAAGCTTAATTAATTTGTTTAGACAAAATGGGATAATAGTAAGGGCAGCAAATAATGAAGTACTAGAGGGAATCAATAATGTATCAATGTGGTTAAAGCAAGGAAGAATTCATATTGTGGAAAGTAAATGCCCTAACTTAATTAAGGAGTTTTCTTCTTACGCTTGGGATGTTGATTCATCTAGGCTAGGCAAAGATAAACCGATAAAAGAGAATGACCATGCCCTAGATGCTTTAAGATACTTAATACAAACACTGTATCCAATAAGAACGTCAAAGGCACCACTAAACGTAAGAGGGGTGAACTGATTGCTTATAAACTTACAATTTTTACAGCCAGGGCAATACTGGCCGCCTAAGTGTGAAAGGGAAAGATTACTAAGATACGAAACAAACAAACAGCTATTTGAACGTAAGCATGCTGAGGTATATGAAGAACAGCTTAAAAGAATAGAAAGAGTAATAGGAAACTTTGATGAGGTTATAAATTATCAGGTAATAATCAACTACCAAAAGCTCTTAAGCCTCAAAATAGCCGACTTACTCCTAGGTGAAGAACCGAAAATTAAAGCAGGCACTTCAGGTTCAAATGAAAGTGAAACAGCAGAAAAGATAATAAAAGACTCTGATTTGATAAATAACTTGTACAAAGTGGCATTAGATATTTCAAGGTATGGCGAAGGACTCCTTTATATATATCAAGAAGACGGAGTAGGAAGAATAGGGTTTACACAGCCAACACTGTGGTTCCCTGTAGTTGATAAAGTTACTAATAGAATAATAAATCATGTAATAGCCTTCATAGATGAAGATAGCAAAACATTAACATGCCAAATACACTACAAAGGGTATTATGAGCTAAATGAATACTCACTAGATGTGGGTGTAGAAACAGTAATTCAGAGTTTAAAAAGTTCTCAAATAGTGTACACAAACTTAACTGACTTTGCAATAATACACATTCCTAATGTACAAACAACAAGCAGTATTTATGGGATGGATGATTACTTTGATTTAGATAGTATAATAAGCGAAATAATAGTAAGGTTATCCCAAATCAGTAGAGTATTAGATAAGCACTCATCACCAAGTGTTCAAGGTCCAATGGGGGCATTAGAACAAGACCCAAGAACAGGGGAATGGCGATTAAGGATGGGGAATTACTTCCCCAGAGATTCAAGAGATGATGTAGAAGTATCATACTTGACCTGGGATGGACAGCTACAAGCGGCATTTACCATGGTAGAAAAATTAACAAACGTACTATACAGTGTATCAGAAATGGGGCCAACTCTCCTAGGTGATTTACAAAACGCAGGTGGGCAAGCCACTAGTGGAACAGCATTTAAACTCAGGATGATTTCGCCCTTAGCTAAAGCAAGAAGGGTTGCAATGAGATTTGCACCAGGAATAGAAAAAGCAATAAGATTGTGCAGTGAATTAGGTGGCACGGGCATTATAAATCTTAAAGATGCAGAAGTATCAGTAAGCTTTAGGGATGGGCTGCCTAATGATGATTTAGAACAAGCTAACATCATGAACACCAGGACAGGCGGAAAGGCTACTATATCACAACAAAGGGCAATTGAGTTTTTAAATGATATGGAAGAATCTCAGGCCGAAGAGGAGCTTCAAAGAATATTAGATGAAGAAGCAAGCCTTAACCCGTTGACACCTCCCCCATTGAGTGGCGAGAATATGCCTACGAATGACGAGGATGACCCTGATGAGGTTATTGATTAAAGGATGGTGATTTGTATATATGGGATTTAAACTTCCTGGATTTGTCACGTCGTTAATCACAAAATATAAAGGTGCACAACAACAAATAGTAAATACAATTGGAAGTGCAACGCCAAAGGGCATGTTAAAAAAGATTAAATCAATAGTAGGGAACTTAAACATATTTTCTAAAAAGTGGGCACAAAAGAATATCCCTCCAGAATATAATAAGGGTGTTCAAACAGTAATAACAGCATTAAAAGAGCAAGGGCTAACGCCACAGGACTTTACACCCTTAGTGGATAACCATCAAAGGGCAATAAACGTATCAGTCCTAAATGCTACAAACCAACTCGTAAATGCTAATGAATATATAGGCAGGAAAGTTCAAGATGTAGTTAGGCAAGTAAGCAATGAGGCAGTAGTAAACAAGCTAACAAACAACTGGGCTGTAGACGATATTAAAAGGGAAGTGCATGACAGACTAATAGCTCAAGGAATAACAGGGGTTAGAACTTCCAATGGTAGAATGATTAGATTAGACAGTTATGCAGAATTAGTAGCTAGGTCAACAACAAGGGAAGCTACTAATAGAGGTGTACTAACTCAAATGGAATCGCTTGGCCTAGATTTAGTTAAGATGTCATCCCACGCAACTACATGTAAGTTATGTTCAACACTGCAAGGAAGGGTTTACAGCATAAGTGGTAAGGACACAAGATTCCCACCGCTTAACAAAGCATACCGAGGGATATATGCAAATGTACACCCAAATTGCAGGCATGTAATAAGCCCATACATCGCAAAGTTAAAAAGTGAGGAGGAACTAAACAAGGACATTGAGTTTAGCAATCGTAGCTTTAACATAGATGAGAGGACAAAGCAACAAATAGATGGATACAACAAAGAGCAGGCAGAGAATGCAAAAAGGAATGCAGACAGGCACCAATATGAGAGATATAAAATTGTATTAGGTGATAAAGCACCAAAAAGCTTAGCGGGATTTAGGCGTATGAAAAAGTTAAATAGTAAAACATACCAAGAGCTAGTAAGTGAGTACAAAAAGCTTAGGTCTAAAAAAGGAGATAAATAAATGGAGCAACTATCAACTATACAAAAAAGAGAGAACTTAAATAAGGTTTATGCAAGTGGTGAAAAGGGCATTGGCGGGGCATATCACACGTACTCAATAACAACCGCAGATGATGCAACAGTTATGCCATGTATACGCTTTCAAAGAGGAGGAAGAAAGTGTCATGATTCAATACAAGGGGTTATTGATACAGACTTATTAGAAATAGTTAGACATAGACTTCAATGTTTTCAAGAAGGTGAGCTTAAAACAAGAGAAAATGCAATTGCATTAACGCATATTGAAGAAGCGTTGATGTGGTTAAATAAAAGAGTTGAAGATAGAATTGAACGAAATGTGTTAGGGACTAACAATAAATAATGGGAGATACTAATGTATAGGCAAACAGTAATTTTTGATTTTGATGGAGTAATCCATAGCTATACAAGTGGGTGGAAAGGTGCTGATGTTATCCTTGATGCACCAGTAGTGGGGATAAAAAAAGCAATAGAAGAAATTAGAAAAGAGTTTAAAGTTATTGTGGTATCTACAAGATGTTATCAAGATAGAGGAATAAATGCTATAAAAGAATGGCTTAGAAAATGGCAAATAGAAGTTGATGATGTTACAAGCGAAAAACCTCCTGCAATAGTTACAATAGATGATAGAGCAATATGTTTTGACGGAAACTCAAGAGAGTTGCTAGACAAGATTAAGTATTTCAATGTGTGGAATAAATAAAAATATGCCCTCTGGTAAGGCTTAAAACTGCCTGTACTCGGCACGTATGCCGTGAAATATGAAAGGACGATTATGGGTAAAGAATTATTTGGTGAAGAACTATGGGGAAAGATTGAAGTAATCATAAAAGAAAAAGGCTTGAACTTAATTCTAGACAATAAGGAAAAGCCTGAGTACATCCCAAAGAGCAGGTTTGATGAAGTAATAGGTGTAAGAAATGAGCTGAAGACTCAAGTTGGTGAGTTAACCAACCAGCTAGACACACTTAAAAAGGCAGCTAAGGGCAATGACGAGTTAGTCAAGCAAATAGAGGCATTACAAAATCAAAACACTGAGTGGGAAAGTAAGTATAAGAATTCGCTATTAGAGTCGGCTATAAAAATAAAAGCATTAAGTTCAAAAGCAAGAGATGCAGGTGATTTAGTTAAGTTTCTCGACATGTCAAAGCTAGTCCTTGAGGATGACGGAAATGTAAAAGGATTAGATGAGCAACTAAAAACCCTTAAGGAGACCAAAGGGTACTTGTTTGAGGTATCAACTTCAAACCCTCCGCCTAATCCGCCGAATGGTGGAAATACGCAAACTGAGGAGCAACAGATACAAAATGCCCATGCCGAGGCATTGAAAACGGGTAATATGCCTCTGGCAATAGCGCTTAAGAATAAGCTAACAACTTTGATAAACAATAAGAAAGGATGATAAAACGATGTCAAACGTAGCAGCAGGAACAGTTTGGAATTTGCCTAACTATACAGGTGAATTATTCACAAGTGATATGATTAACACTCCAGTACTTAGCTCAATTGGGGGATTAACTGGAGGTTTAATGACTACTAACTTTGAGTTCCCAACGGATTCACAGTATAGTCATGAATCAGCTTCACAACCAGCAATAACAGAAACAGCTTCATTAACTGCACCAACAGCAATATCATATGTTAGAAATCAAAGCAAGAACGTGGTTCAGATATTCCAAGAAAAAGTATCTAGTTCATATGTGAAAATGTCAAACCAAGGAAGGTTGAGCGGAATCAACACGGCAGGAGCAGCTAATAACGTTGTTTCTGAGAAGGATTGGCAAATAGCGAAAACACTAGAAAAAATAGCAAGAGATGTAGAGTATACGTTCTTAAACGGAGCATATCAAATCTCTACTAACGCAGGTGTTGCTAATAAAACAAGAGGATTAATTGCATTATGCACAATAAACACAGTGGATGCCTCAGCAGCCACACTAAGCAAAGCACTGATGGATGCTTTATTCTTAGAGATGTTTGATAATGGTGCAATATTCAAGAACTTAGCAATAGTTTGTGGTGGATTCCAAAAACAAAAAATATCTGATATATATGGTTATGCTCCAATGGACAGAAATGTTGGTGGTGTAAACATCAAGCAAATAGAAACTGATTTTGGGAACATAGGCATTATGCCAGCACACAGAATGATGCCAGCAGCTACACTTGGAGTGTTTGAGATGTCAGTATTAGCACCAGTGTTCCAACCAGTTCCAGGCAAAGGCAACTTGTTTTATGAAGAATTAAGCAAAACAGGTGCGGCTGAAGATGGACAAATATTTGGTCAAATTGGACTTGACCATGGTCCAGCATTTATGCACGGAACTATAACAAACCTTTCAACATCTTAACAGCTAACTAAGGAACGAATGGAGTAGGGGCATAAGCCCCTCACTACTTAGAAAGGAGAATAACAATGGCATACAGCTTTAAACAAATATTTAATCCAGTTTTAAGAAGGTTATTTGAAACTATCTTTGATGTATCTTCAGGGCATGACCATGACGGTACAAATTCAAAGGCAGTAACAGTTGGAACAGTTGCGGATAACGCAGTAACCACTGCTAAAATACTAAACGATGCGGTAACGACCGATAAGATATTAAATGCAAATGTAACGGCTGCAAAATTGGCTACAGACGCAGTTGAAACGGCTAAAATACTAAATGCAAATGTAACCCCCGCTAAACTATCCACAGCAGCAGCAACAAGGGTTTACACTTACCAAATTGAAGATTTAGCAGCAGGTGGGGACATCACTGATAGAGTTATATTTTTTGCACCAACTGGCATAAATGTGACACTGGCAAGTGCAAAAATAGTACCCCAAGGAAGTGCTGCCGGAATTGATGCAGGCAATACATGTGTAATAGCATTGAAGGACGATGCTGGCAACACAATAGTAACTAAGACCTACAACGATGGAACACCCTTGCCATCAAGCGGGGCCATTGGTGACCTAGGTTCACTTGATGGAACGTACAAAGCATTATCCGCTGGTGAAAAGCTAACTTTATCTGTAACAAATGGAGCTACAGCCAACCCACCAGCTGTTTTGTTAGAAGTAACATACCTTGTAGCAGACGCATAAAAAACAACAGTACAGCATAGGTAATTACCACATGTTGCTTATGCTGTATTTCTTATGAAAGGAGAACTAACATGACATTTTATAGCGATAATCCTAATCAAATCGTGTGGCATAAGGAAAGAAACAAAGCCCTCTGTAAGTTTACTGGAGGTCAACTGAGGACTTCAAATCCTAGAATAATAGAAATACTTAAAGATAAATTTAGGTTTGAGGAAGAGGCTCCTGGAACATCTGAGAAGGAAGTTGAAACTGAGGTTGATGAAGTAGAGGATAGCCAGGAAGAGACAACAAAAACCATAGCTACAGAAATTGAAGGAAAGAGATACACAAAGCCTACTATTTCACAAGAACCCTACACGAAAACAAGCAAGGATGACAATAAGTTTGTGAAGGGAAGGTGATACAATGAGTATATCAAGAATATCAGAGATAGAAGAACTGCAAAAGGAACGTGTTACTGATTCAAAGATTGTAATAACCTCTGACCATACACTAATTCATGCAGGGCGTGGGTATTCGGTGTCAGGAATATTTACATCTGTGGCCAACGGAGCAACTGTAAATTATGCATTTAAAACACCTACAGTGGCAAGCGGAAAAATTGTACACTTAAAGTTTAAAGAAATTCAAAGTATTGGTAATAAAACCAGAGTGGACTTTTATGAGGCACCAACTAATGCACCAACTAGTGGGTCTGATGTAGCCCAGATTAATAGACGAAGGTTAGGTACTCCGCCCGTATCAAACATGCAAGCATTTAAGAGCGGCATGACCTTGAATTTATCAGGCGCAACCCTTCTAGAATCAGAGCAACTTGCAACGGCTGTATTAAGGTCATTAGATTTAGAATATGTGCTTAAGCAAGATACATGGTATATCAGAACCTTTACAAACAGCAGTGGAAGCTCAGTGGATATAAGTTTCTTTGAGTTTTGGTACGAAGAAGATAACGGTTAGGAGGCGATAACATATGGCTCTTACGGTAGGCACAGATACTTATATATCACAAACAGATGCAACAACATATGTTGGAGCTAACTACCCTACAACCTCTTCGGAGTACATTGCTTGGGTTGCGTTATCCACTGGGGATAAAGATTTATATCTTAAAAAAGCATGCAAAAGAATTGATAGACAAGTACTAAAAGGGGTTAAGGCAATTGAAACACAAACGTTGGAGTTTCCCAGAGCATTACGAACTGATTACTATAGTGAAAACTATGAAACTACAAGTATTCGACATAATGAAGATTGGATTGTTGAGCAGGCTGTAGCCCAAACAGTAAAAGATGCACAAGTTGAAGAGGCGTTGGCATTGTTAACTAAAGGCACTGAGTTTAGTAAAAGAGCCGAGTTACAAGCACAAGGCGTTAAGTCATTTAGCCTTGGTAGTTTATCAGAGAGTTATAGTAAAGGTGCTGTAAGTGGAACCCAGCTATTAAGCCAAGAAGCAAAAGAGTTAATGCGCTATTACTTAAATGGGAGTGTGATTATTATATGATTAGCTCATATCTAAATCAAACAATTACACTTAAAGTCAAAAGGGCTGTAAATGCCTACAATGAGCCAACTTACACCTCAAGTAATGTAAAAGCACGCTTTGAGTACAAAAGGAAGTTAGTAAGGAACTCACTGGGTGAATCTGTTATAAGTGAAGCAACTTGTTTTACTCAAACAGTAATAAAGGTGGGTGACGTAATAACGTATGATAGTATTGATTGGGTTGTAATAGGCGTAAATAGCACAGTGGAGTTAGATGGTTCAGTATGCTATTATGAGGCGGTGATGTAAATGGCCATTCAGCATGTAACAGGCTTGGAAGAAGTGATAAAGGAACTAAATAGAAGAGCACAAGCCATACAAAATGCAACAGAACAATCACTACAAGAAGTCGCTCTGGATGTTATAGGCAAAGCAAGAGAACTAGCACCCCTTGATACGGGTGACTTACGAGGTAGTGGGTATGCAAAGGTTGAAGGATTAAATGTAGAATTAGGGTTCACTGCCCCTTATGCTTTGATTCAACACGAACGATTAGATTTTAAACATCCTCGTGGTGGCCAAGCTAAGTACCTTGAACAACCGCTAAAACAAAACATGAACAACTATATCCAGCATATCGCTAATAGTGCGACACAAGCAACACAAAACCCAGGCTTGTTTAGACGAGTTGTTAACAGAATTAGGAACTTTTTTGGTGGTGGAAGTAGCAATGGAACAAATGTAACTGCAAATTTAAATAACTTTGGGAGGTGATTTGTTTGGGATTGCTGGCTGATATATCTTCATTAATCACTACAGAATCAAACAAATACTTGGGTGATATGCCTGACACCCCAAATAATCTTATTTGTATGTATTCCACGAGTGGTTACAGCCCATTGATTAATCAAAACAAAGATATGATATCAAGACCAACTTTTCAAATTGTTGTAAGGGATGCGAGCTATGCAAGTGCTGAATCAAGGATAGAAGCAATAAAATCCCTGCTAAACACAGTTTGCAATACAACAATAAATGGGTCTTTTTATATGAGCATAAGGCAAGAGTCAGATATACTATCACTTGGCAAAGATGAGAAAAATAGAACTTTGCTAAGCGTTAACTTCAAGGCAAACATAAACAAATAGGAGGTAAAGCACATGTCAAACAATGCAAAAAGTGCATTAGGCACAACGCTCAGTTGGGAAGGTAATGTTGTCTCCGACATCAGTAAAATTGGAGGCATAGAGGTATCAGCTGACCCACAAGAAGTGACAAACCTTTCAAGTGCGTATAAGGAATACATCGCAGGGATGCCTGACGGTGGTGAAGTAGAGATTGAGGGTTATTTGTACGCAGGGGACACTAACGGACAAATAGCATTAAAAAATGCAGTTGGTGGTGCAGTAGGAGCTGTTGTAATATCATTTCCTTCAGCTTTTGGGGCAAGTTGGGGATTCAATGCCCTAGTAACAAAGTTTTCAACAGGTGATATTGAGGCAGAAGGGGGACTTTCATTTACGGTATCCCTAAAAATAACTGGGGTACCAAGTTTAAATGTTACTGCTAGTGCTGGGTTGACTACACCATTCTTAGCATTGTCAGGTTCAGGTACATTAATACCAAGTGCAGCACAAGCAACAACAGAGTATGTTTACAGTGTACTTACAGGTGTATCTTCTATTACAATTACACCAACCGCAAGTGCAGGCACAATAACTGTTAATGGCAACACTGTAGTAAGTGGCCAAGCGTCAAGTGCGGTTGCTTTAGGCTCAGCTGGAAGTGTAACAACTATTACTGTAGTAGTAACAGAAACAGGAAAAATACCAAAAACTTATACGATTAAAGTAGCAAGAGCTTAAATAAACAATAAGTAGGGAGCATTTAGCTCCCTTTTAAATTAAGGAGGAAAATATCATGGTAAAAAAATATGTATCTTTTGAATTAGATAAAACAAGAAATCTAAGGATAAGTATGTTAGCTTTAAACGATATCGAAAGTTATTTTAAAAAGCCCTTTTCAAGAATTAACTATGAAGAGTTAACAGTCAATGACCTGGGGCATATTCTTTGTGCTGGATTGAAACATGAGGATGCGGAACTCACAGCAACAAAAGTGTTAGAACTGGTAGACGAATACTCAGACTTTGAAACAGCTTTTACAAAGTTTGGAGAAGCTTTAGCTATAGCGTTTGGAAAAAACGCTCAAGGGATGGCAATAAAGGCAAAGACGCAGAAGACGTAGAGTTTGATTGGGAAAAAACCCTACGAGTTGCCATCCAGTCTGGTTTAACGATAGATGATTTTTGGAGATACACATTTTTCGAACTTAATCTGACGATAGATGAGTCTAATAAGCAAAAGATAGAGGACAGAGAAAATAAAATAAATCTTGAGATTATTGGCGCTTATTACACAGAAATTTTTAAGAGACAAAAGCGAGATAAAAAACTACCTCCTCTCAAAGATTTCTTGGTTGACCTGGCCAGCAAAAAGGAAAAGAAAAAAGGTCAAAACCCAGAGCAAATGTTAGAGATAGCTAAGATTTTGAATAATATCTTTGGAGGTACTGTAGTAAAAAGGGAAGGTGATGACAATGGCTAATGTAGGGAACTTAAATGTTAACTTGACGGGTAATAATAGTCAACTCAGGCAAACTATGCAAAACACAGTAGGTATGATAAATAGTACCGCATCAAAGCTCACTTCCTCCTTAACCAACATGAGTAAAAATATAAGTAACATTATTAAGACCGCTATTATTTACAAAGGTCTTAATGTGATACAACAAGCATTGTCAGGTACTGTCGAGGCTTTTAACCAACTCGAAAGCGGTAACTTAGGTTTAAAGAGTATACTAGACGCTCAGGGAAAGAGTTTTTCGGATGCCCAAGGATTTATTAACGATTACATAAAAGATGGGTTAGTGCCCCTCTCGGATGCCATAATTGCGTATAAAAGTTTGACGACGAGAGGATATAATGACGAGCAAATAAAAAATACCCTTAACAGGCTTAAAGATGCAGCTGCCTTTGGTAGACAAGCAGGATTAAGTATCGGTGAGGCTGTAAGCGGTGCTGCACAAGGTTTAAAAAATGAGAATAGTGAACTCGTAGATAATGCGGGGGTTACTAAAAATGTTGCAAAGATGTGGGAAGACTATGCGGTAAGCATAGGTACCACAGCGAATAAACTAACAGACCAACAAAAGATACAAGCGGAAGTAAATGGAATTATGAATGAGACAAAGTTCCAAATGGGTAATGCAGCCCAATACTCAACAACATTAGGTGGACAAATGGCCATGCTCAATGCAAAAGTGTCTGAGTTAAAAACTGCTTTTGGGTCTGCCCTTGCTCCTGCAATAGCCTTTGTCTTGCCGTATATCTCAGCTTTTGTTGACAAAATAACACAAGCAGTCAATATAGTCGCCCAATTTATACAACTTATTTTCGGTACAAGTGCCGCACAACAAAAGGCAGCAACACAAACTCAAGCAGTAGCAAGTTCTGCGAGTAATGCAGCAGATGCACAAAAAGCCCTTGGCGATTCCACTAAAAAAGCAGGAGACAAAGCAAAAAAAGGCGTGATGGGTTTTGACGAAGTCAATCAGATACAAGAAGATATGGCGGATTCAGCAGAAAAAGCAGCGGATTCAGCAGAAAAAGCAGCGGATGCAGTGGGTGGAGGTACAACACCTACAGCAGGCACGAATGCCCCAATGAAAGACCTCATACCAGAATCAGTTGTGAATGCCGCACAAAAATTTAAGGAGACGTTCGATAAAATACAAGAGAGTATCAAGAAGTTTTATGATGAATGGGGTGGAAAAAGTTTTTTTAATACCTTATTTGATGGAACAAAAACGCTTGATTTTTCGGGTGTAAAGTCAAGCATAGATACTTTAGTTGCGGATATAAAAACAAAGTTTGAAAACAACAAAGAAGGTCTTAAAACACTTGGTAACTCATTAGGTACAACCATTGCAACAGCAATCATAACGGGAATTAAAACGACAATAAGCTTTACTGAAGGGTTATTTGATGGCTTATTCAAA